CGGACCGAGCGGTTTTCTTTGATGTCGATGACTTCGGCGTGGCTGCGACCTACCGGCGCGGCGTGACGAATTCGACGGTGAACGGCATTTTCGATAACGAGTTCGTGCAGGTCGAGGTCGGCGAAGTTCCCTACGACTCCACCGAGCCGGTTTTCTACTGCCGGACGGCGGACCTCCCTGCCGGCTTCACGGTCGGCGACCGGCTGACGGTCAGCACGGTTCCCTACACGATTCGGGAGTTCCAGCCGGACGGCACGGGCGTCTCGAAGCTCCGACTTGAGGCTCAGACCTGATGCCGCACGTTCGCCAGCAAATCCGCGAGCGGGTCGGGTCGGTTCTGACCACGGCAGCGGTTGCCACAACCATCACGCAGTCTCGCGTCCATCCGCTTCCGCCTGGCTCGACCGTGGCCCTGATTTACACGGTCGCGGAGCAGGTCACGGGAAGCACCCTGACCTATCCGCGGAAGCAGGAGCGGTCGCTGACGCTGATCGTCGAGCTGATGACCCGCGCCGTCTCGAACCTCGATGACGCGCTGGACGACCTCTGCGTCCTCGCGGAGCAGGCGATCGCCAACGACCAGACCGTTAACGGGCTGGCTGACGATATCGCATTGTCCTCCACGACCATCACGCAGTCGTTCGACGGCGACGCGCCTATCGGTTCGGCGCGATTGGAATTCATTGTTTCGTACAGGACGGTGGAAAACGCCGTCTCCACCGCAGTTTAAGCAGGAGCAGAAATGGCAAATCATCACGGCACCGAAGGTCTGGTCAAAGTCGGCACGAACACTGTCGGCGAGGTCACGGGTTTCAATTTCACGCTGACGGCGGAATACGCCGAGGACACTACGCTGGCTGACACCGCCAAGACCTACAACACGGCGGCCATCACGAGCTGGTCCGGGTCGGTCACGGCTCACTGGGACGAACTCGACACGAACGGTCAGCTCGCCCTCACCACCGGCTCGAACGTGGTCCTGAAGCTCTGCCCCGAGGGTTACTCGGCGGCGGACACATACTACACCGGCAACGCGCTGGTGACGGAAATCACCCGCACCGTCGCCCGTGGCGCGGTGACGGAAATCTCGTTCTCGTTCATCGGGAACGGCGCCCTGACCACCACCACCGTCTAAGGAACAGCAATGGCAAATCACCACGGCACGGAAGGACTCGTCAAGATTGGCGCGGTCACGGTGGCGGAAGTCACTGGCTTCAACTTCACGGCGACCGCCGAATACGCCGAAGACACGACCCTTGCGGACACGGCGAAGACCTATAGCACCATCGCCATCACCTCGTGGTCTGGCTCCGTCACCGCCTATTGGGACGAGACCGACACGACCGGTCAGGGCGGATTCGTCACTGGCGCGAATGTGGCGCTGAAGCTCTATCCGGAAGGCGCGACTACGGGCGATATCTACTACTACGGCGACGCCCTCATCACCGAAATCACCCGGACTGTTGCCCGTGGCGCGGTCATCGAGATTTCGTTCTCCTTCGTCGGCAATGGCACCCTGACGACTGGCACCGCCTGATGAACCATTGGAAAGACCGGGCGAAGGAGTCCTTCAAGGCTCGCCGCTCGCCCGATACCCTGGTCGAGATTCCGGTCCCGGAATGGGGCATCTCGGTGTGGTACTGGCCGGATATGACGCTGCAAGAGCGGCGGGAAATCTACCTGCTGGCAAAGCAGGAAGACGGACAGACCATTCTCGACCTCGAAGCGATGGCAGTCTCGCTGATCGTCCGGGCGCGTGATTCGGCGGGCAAAAAGCTGTTCGCCATGCCAGAGAAGCGCGAACTGATGACGGAATATGACCCTGATGTCATTTCCCGCGTGGTCGGTTCTATGGCATCTGGCGGCTTGACCGTCGAGGACGCCGAAAAAAACTGACTGAGGACACCGAGCTTCGCTCCATCTATGCGATGGCTCTGAGGCTTGGTGTCCTGCCCCAAGCGATTTTTGAAATGCCGGAGTCGGACTTCGTGCATCTCATTGCCACGCTCAAACTCGAACACGAGGAGACGGAACGCCAATGGCGGACACAAGCGCGAAGGTAGTCATCACCGCGCAGAATGCGACCGCGCCGGGAATCCGCTCTGTCGAGCGCGACCTGAAGAACCTGCAACGGCAGACGGCCGGTCTCGCTGGAAGCCTGAAGAACATGGCTGGCGCCATCGGAATCGGCGTCACAGCTTCCGCTGGTATCGCCGCAGTGCGCTCGTTCGTCACCTCGACGATTGCGTTGAATGACGCGCTGGCCAAGACTGCAAATCAGACCGGAATGACGGTCGAGAATCTCTCGGCTTTGGCGTATGCGGCCAAGCAGTCCGATGTGGACTTCGGCACTTTGTCGAGTTCACTTGTTAAATTCAACAAGGCGATTTCCGAGGCGAATTCCGGAAATAAGCAGTCGGCTCAGGCATTTACGCAACTTGGAATCTCACTGGAAACCGTCAAGGCTCTCAAGCCTGACGAACTGTTCCTACTGGTCGCCCAGCGTATCTCCGAATTGCGGTCCGAGGCAGACCGTACTAAAGCGCAGGTAGACCTGTTTGGTCGGTCTGGCGCCGATCTCGATCCCCTGTTCACTGGCGGCGCCGAGGGTATCAATCGGGCAACTGCGGCCGCGAAGGAACTTGGCGCGGTAATCTCCACCGAGGCGAATCAGCGCGTTGCAGGGCTCGGCGACAAGGCGGACGAACTTAAGTCCAAGTGGGACGCCTTCGCCACGAACCTCCTCGGGCGGTCTGCGCCGACTATCATTAAGGCACTTGACCTGCTGGAGCGACAAGCCAAGCGTCCCCTGCTTGAGCAGGCATTCAGGAATCTGACCGGCGCGACCCTCATGGAGTCGCTCGGAATGCTCGGAAACGGGCAGGAGCCATCTGGCACCGTTCGCGGCACAATCAACCGCACGAGACCGCCGGAGCGCATCAGAACTCTCATCAGCACCGACCCCGAAGCCGCAGCCAAGGCCAGGAAGGCTGCTGAAGCAGAAGCCGAGTATTGGCAGGACATCCGGTATGAATTGAACGCCGGAGAGCGCAAGTTCTACGAGCAGATGGGAGAATACGCCCGCGATTACGCGGACGACACCATTGAGCAGATCGGACGAGAAAACGAGGCTCGGCTGGAGGCTCGGGACAACTACGCCGAATGGCTGAAAGACCAGCAGCGCGGCACCTCGCAACTCTCCGAGTTCGCCGCCCAAGCCGCCCGCAATATGCAGGACGCTTTCGCGCAGTTTCTGTTCGACCCGTTCAAGGGCGGGCTTAAGGGAATGCTTCGCGGCTTTATCGATATGCTGCGCCAAATGGTCGCGCAGATTGCGGCACAGGCAATCCTGAAGCAGTTTTTCTCATGGATGGCTGGCGGCTCCGGTATTGCCGGAACCATCGGCAAGGCATTGCAGGCTGGCTTGACCGGCAAGGCTGGCGGCGGAAACGTCATGGGCCGGTCTCCCTATCTCGTCGGCGAGCGCGGACCCGAGCTGTTCGTTCCCAGCACCTCCGGGACCATCATGCCGAACCACCGCATGGGTGGCGGCGTGACGCTGGCTCCGGTGTACAATGTGGACGCTCGCGGCGCCTCTGCCGACCTCGTGAAGTCACTGCCGGCGATTCTCGAAGCGAACACCCGGCGGGCGGTCGAATTGGCGCGGGCGACCATCTATGACGACTACAGTCGCGGCGCATTTGGGAGGGCATGATGGCTGACCTTTTCTGGCCTGCGGACATCATCCCCTCATCCGTCGAGTGGCGAATCATCGACTCGACGGCGGTTTTCAATTCCGCACTCTCCGGCGTCACCCGCACCGTCTCGCGTCCTGGCACTCGCCTTGCCTGCACGATGAACTTTCAGGCTTTGTCCGGGCAGGACCGCGGCCGGGTGCAATCGGTGCTGGCGAACCTCCGCGGCCGGTCGAATCGCATCTGGCTCTATGACTCGTCCTACACGCAGCGAGGCGCGTTTTCGTCCACCGAGCTGGTGGAGAACAACACTTTCGCCTCCGCCACCGGCTGGACCACTGGCGGCTCTCATTCGC